AGCTATTGAAACTAAACATATCTTTGATATGATGGTGAGATGAGACAGCAGATTTGATTTCACCACACGCCATGACGTTGCATGATGCACGGAATTGCGCAGTGAGAGCAGGTAGTGCAAGGGCCAGTGGGGGTCACGTGGTATATATACATGTATATACACACAGATCAGGAAAATGGAGTGTTAACCACAATACGTATATACTGGTTTACATAGAACATGGTTCTGTAAAACATGGCAAATGAAGAACAGTATTCTTATTTTTACGATTAGGGGTTGACACGAGAAGTGAAATGTGTAAAACTATATATAACTAAACTAAGACTCACTTAAAGTGATACACTTAAATGTTATATACCTTAAATATAATTATACTAAACTAAGATACACTTATATGTAACACTATAAGTGAGCAGTGTATTAATTATTTTTGTATAAATATTACGAAAGTTCTTGACAATGGCTAAAAAATCAGTAAAACTATATACTGACAATGTTCTTGAAGAGTTTTACAAACACGTACTTGACGGTAACATTGAAGATTTACATATTCCCCACAGTGATGTATACTATGTACGTGAGGCTGTACAGGCTCACTATGGTAAACCTTTTACGTTAGAGCACGTAGAGTGGGCGATGCGTATGGAAGGTTGGACTGATGGCTGATAAAAAGAAAAAAGGTACAATGAAAGGCCACACTATTAAAGGTGGTCATAAACGCCCTACAAAGCAAGGTGCAGGTATGACAGCTAAAGGTGTAGCTAAGTACCGTAAGGATAATCCAGGGTCTAAGCTAAAGACTGCTGTGACAGGTACAGTAAAAAAAGGCAGTAAAGCTGCCAAACGAAGAAAGTCTTTTTGTGCTAGGAGTGCAGGGCAAATGAAAAAGTTTCCCAAAGCAGCTAAAGATCCTAACTCAAGATTGCGTCAAGCACGTAGACGTTGGAAATGTTAAAGGAGAATATTAATGGGAATGTTTAGTAAAGGAATTTCAAAAGCTGTTAAAGGTGGTAAAAAGAAAAGTACACCTACACAAAGATCATATGGTAAAGGTAAAGGTGTCGGTAAAAGCATTGGGCGTAAGCAGGGTGCTGTTGCAACTGCTGCTGTAGGTTTATCTGTATCTGCTATAATGGCAATTAAAAACAAGAAAAGATTAGAAGAGTTAAAAGAACAGAACTTAAATGCAAACCAACGTGCTGCAGTAAACAAAGCATTACGACAAGTTGCAGAAAAAGAAGCAGCTAAAGCAAAGATGGGTGGGGTAAAACCAAAGCCTAGAGAATTAAAACGTGGTGGTGCAATTAAGAAAAAGAAATGATAAAGGCAGATCTACGTAGTTGGTCGCAGGAAGTACTTGAAGTAGCTAACCCTGCGTTGAATGGACTACCTGCCTGTCCATATGCACGTGAAGCATGGAAGAAGAATAAGGTAGAAGTTGTAGAGACAGACCACATTGGTATTGAAACAATACTACAAGCCAACAAGTTCAACGATCATCAATATGAATTAGTTGTAATTGCGTCTTACAAATTTCCTACCCCATATCAGTTTACAGAATTTGTCGGGTTTCTTAATGATACGTACTCGTGGTGTGATCTACATGTAATGGGATTTCACCCAGAGTACGGAGCAGAAGAAGCCGACTTAGATTTTTTGTATGACCATGACTGGGCATCTAGCATAGATGAAGAATATGCCATGATGTTTATCCAGTCTTTATCTCAGGTGGACGATGCAAGTCTAAAGCTTGAGAAACTAGGATACTATGATGTGTATCCACACGAAGAGTATGAAGCTCTCGTATTAGAAAGAAGACAAAGGAGAAACCAACAATGGCAATGAAACCAAGAGCAATGAAGAAAAAGAAACCAATGATGCGTGGCGGTATGGCTAAGAAGCCTATGATGCGTGGCGGTGGTATGGCTAAAAAGAAAATGATGCGTGGCGGCATGGCAAAGAAAAAGAAATAAGGAAATATAAAATGAACAAATTACAACTTACCGTTGTTGCAGCATGGATAGGTTTAGCTAGTATAATGGCAGCTACAACCGTTTATTCTAAAGACTTTACTATTGCAGGACAAACTATTTCTGCAGGAGCAGAGTCTGACATTAATTATGTTACAGGTGTAGAAGAGTGGGATTGGACTGCAACACCATATGCATCATTTACTACCTCTATGGGTATAGGACTGTCTGTAGAAACTGAAATTGATATTCGTGGACTAGACGAAGATGAAATTTTTAAAGGCATGGACTGGGCAGCAGAGTATGCAGTAAGTGGTGTGACTTTATATACTGAAGTATCATCAGACCGTGACTGGGAATTTGGTGATATTACAGTAGGTGCTAAAGTTAAGTTCTAATGTGGATTGCATTTATGCTTTTGTGTACTGGACCTTCCGCATTAACTTGCGAGGTTATGGCTAAGACAGAGGCAACATTTCCTACAGAAGAAGCATGTGTTCAAGAGGCACTGGTAGTAGCTAGGTATTTTCAACAACAGGGATACCTAGCAATACCCGAATGTAAAAAAATTAAAATGGGAGTTTCATTATGAAAATAGTTAAATGGATATGGCGATATTTAAAAAGAATAGTATGTGCACTAATAAATAAAAAGTGTTGCCCTGAATGTAATTGTAAGGCGTAATCAAATGAAAGCAGTACCAAAGGGAAACAAAGGACTAAGTAAACTACCAAAGGCAGTCCGTAATAAAATGGGCTATATGAAAAAGGGTGGTGCAGTTAAGAAGATGAAACGTGGGGGAGTGGCAAAGAAAAAATGACACCAGAACAAATACAAAAGATAAGTGCTCTAGGTTACATAGTCGTAAACATGGGGCAGTACGTAGAGGACATGAACAAGAATGTTGTTGTCTCTAAAGATGTAGACGGTAACTGGGTTACTGATATAGAAGAAATAAAAACTATACTCGTACCTACAGAAACAATTAAGGTACGTGCACGTAATACTAAAGGTCACTACGTAAAGGACGATCCTGCTACACCAGAAAATGAAGCATGGACAACTAAAGTAGTTAAGAAGCTTACAGGTAAAAAGAAGAAAAAATAAATGGTAACAGACGTTAACTATTCCACCACTACAGAATCAGTTACAGTTGCTGCCACTTCAGGTGGGGCAAGTGGTAATGTTCTATATACATGCCCTGCTAATCACAATGTAACTATTGATATGTTGATGGTTACTAATGGTGGTAGCTCTAGTCAAAAGATTACTATAGAGTTTTACCATGCAGACAATACAACCTACCATAACTTTGTAGAGACTAAAACTGTAGCAGGACACACCACACTGAATGTTTTAGATGCAGCACGTATGCATCTTCATGCAGGTGATAAACTTGTATGTTCTAAAGATGGTGGCACGTTTGATGTTATAATGTCTGCAAGACTATATTTTAATCCTAACAGGTAAATGCATATCGGGGTTGCATTTTTATCTGTAGTATGTTATAACTATATATGATATAACTATCTCTGGTAGCTAACGTTACCGTTAACAAAGGAGATAGATATGTTAAAAAGAATATTCAACAGACTAATTGAAGCTAGAATTGAATCTGCAAAACGAAGAATTGCACGTGATCAATTATATAGCATGACCGATTCAGAGCTAAGAGATATAGGCATAGGTCGGTACGATATAGAAAGAGTTTTACGATATGGCTACAAAGTCTAAAGTAAATGCGGCAGGAAATTATACTAACCCTAGTATGCGTAGGAATTTGTTTAACCGCATTAAGTCAGGAACTTCAGGGGGCAAGGCAGGTCAGTGGTCTGCACGTAAAGCCCAAATGCTTGCAAAACAATATAAAGCCAAAGGTGGCGGCTACAAAAGCTAGAGGCTAAAAATGGACCCAGTTACAATTATTGGTGGGGCTACGGTTGCGTTCAATGCTCTCAAGAAGGGATTTCAATTTGGAAAAGACCTTCAAGAAATGGGTGGTCAGCTAAATCAGTGGGCTAGTAGCATGAGTGATCTAGCTTACTTAGAACAGAAAAATAAAAATCCCCCTTGGTGGAAAGCTATGGGTGGTTCTGTTGAAGCTGAAGCTCTAGAGATATTTACAGCTAAAAAGAAAGCACAGGCTATGAGACAAGAACTAAAAGACTGGATTAGTTTTACTTATGGCCCATCTGTTTGGGATGAGCTTGTAGCTACCGAAGGTAGGATACGTAAGCAAAAGAAAGATCAAGAGTACCGTAAAGCTGAAATACAGGAAGCTATAATTACATGGACAGTTACAGGTTTAATAATGGCTTCAGGAGTAGGTGCTTTAATATTTTTTGCGTGGTTGTTCAATGGCTAAAGCAAAATCACAACAAAGCCTCGACAAGTGGACAAAACAAAAGTGGAGAACTAAAAGTGGTAAACCTTCTACGCAAGGATCAAAAGCTACTGGTGAACGATACCTGCCAGAAGCAGCAATCAAAGGAATGTCTAGTTCCCAGTACGCAGCAAGTACTGCCAAGAAAAGAAAAGATACGGCAGCAGGTAAACAGTTTTCTAAACAACCTAAAGCTGCGGCTAAAACTTCCAGACGTTACAGGAGATCATAGTTGGTGATAGATTTTGATATAGACGGTGACGGTAAGATCACAGCAGAAGAAATAGCAATGAAAGAACGTATGCTTGAGGTTGAGCTACGTGAAGAAAAAGCTGAGTCACAAAAGTTTATGGCGTGGGTAGCAATGGGAATGATGATTGTATTTACGGTTATCTTGTTTACTCCACTAATGACAGATACAAGAGTTCAAGCCCTAGCAGATTTGCTTGGGTTATTTTATATTGCACAGACAGGTGTGGTAGCAGCTTATATGGGAGCTACAGCTTACATGGCAGGAAAGCCAATGGGCAACAAGGTAGCAATGAAAAAGGACATGAGATGAGTTTTAGATTAAGTCAAAGATCAATGGATAGACTTGAGGGAGTACATCCACACATGACAGCAGTAGTTGAAAGAGCTATTCAATTAACAGGAGTAGACTTTGGAGTTACGCAGGGTGTAAGAACCTTAGACGAACAAAAGGCTAACGTAGCTGCAGGAAGATCACAGACAATGGCTAGTAAACATTTGTTACAGGACGATGGCTTTAGCCATGCGGTAGATGTGGTAGCTTATGTAGGACCAGATGTATCATGGGAACTAAATGTATATGACGATATATGTGACGCATTTAAAGAGGCAGCTAAAGAAGTAGGATGCAGTATTAAGTGGGGAGCAGCATGGAGTGAAGGTGACATTCGTACATATGAAGGGTCAGCAGAAGAAGCTATGATGGCATATGTAGATTTACGTAGATCACAAGGACGTAGACCCTTTATTGATGCACCTCATTTTGAGTTGATGTAATGAGATGGTTAGTACTCGTTCTATTTTTATCTGGATGTGGTTTGAGTACTCTAGGTTTGCTAGGAGGATCAGGTGGTCCTACTGTAAATAGTAATGCACAAGTTGGTGCGGAAAATAGACAGTCTGTTGTGAGTATTGAAGAGACTACATCTGCAGGAAGAGATATAGTAAGAAAAGAATTAGAAACAGGTATGGTTGGAAAACTCAACATTCAAAACATACCACCTTGGGTAATGGTCCTGTTATTATTAGGATGGTTACTACCAACACCTACAGAAATGGGCAGAGGCATGTTAAACTTTGTTCTATTATTATTTGGAAGATCAAAACTATGACAAGAGAACTAACAGAAAAACAACAGAAGCTACTAGCTGTACTGTTTGATGAAGCAGGTGGAGATATTATAGCTGCAAAGAAACTTGCAGGATACTCTGATGCTACATCATCTGCTGAAGTAGTAAAGTCTCTTAAAGAAGAAATACTAGATGCAACGCAGACTTACATGGCACGTAATGCACCGAAAGCTGCAATGTCTATGGTGGGTGCACTGTACGATCCTACAGAGTTAGGTATTCGTGATAAGATGCAAGCTGCCAAAGAACTACTTGATCGTACAGGTCTAGTTAAAACAGAAAAGATGCAAGTAGAAGCAAAGGGTGGTGTAATGCTTATGCCACCAAAACAAGTGGATGAAGATGACTAAACCTCTACAGAAGTGGAAGTTACCCCAACCAACCGACATAAAAGAAGATAATGAATGGATTGCTATTCCACGTATATCAAGAACAATACCATTCGGATATGAAATAGATAAAGACGATCCCGATATACTTCAACCTGTTGAGAATGAACTTGACATGCTTGAAGAGGCAAAGAGGTATCTAAAACAATACTCGTATCGTGAGGTAGCTAACTGGCTATCTAGAAACACAGGACGGTCTATATCTCACGTAGGATTAAAGAAACGGTTGGATAATGAAAGACGCAGAAAAAACAAAGTTGGAAGCCTACGCAGATGGGCAGACTATGCGAAAAAGGCAATCGCCAAGGCAGAAGAAATCGAAAACAAACGCCTCGGTGCAAAAGCCCTTGAAGAAGAAAGCTACCCCAAGGCCAGTTAGTATCGTTGAGGAGATTCCTGTTGAGGAACAACACAACGTTATATTTAAACCTAATGATGGCCCACAAACAGACTTTCTAGCTGCAGGTGAACGTGAGGTGCTATATGGCGGCTCTGCAGGTGGGGGTAAGAGTTATGCAATGCTTGCAGACCCATTAAGGTATATGGGTCATCCTGCCTTCTCAGGATTGCTCCTACGGCATACTACAGAAGAACTTAGGGAATTGATATTCAAATCACAAGAGATGTACCCTAAGATTTGGAAGGGTATAAAGTGGTCTGAACGAAAGATGCAGTGGACTGCGCCCTCTGGTGCGAGGTTGTGGATGTCCTACCTAGATAGGGAAGATGATGTCCTGCGTTACCAAGGTCTAGCTTTTAGTTGGATAGGCTTTGACGAGTTGACACAATGGCCCTCACCATTTGCATGGAACTACATGCGATCTCGTCTACGGTCCACTGCACCCGATTTACCAGTGTATATGAGAGCCACTACTAACCCAGGAGGTAGAGGCCATCACTGGGTAAAGAAAATGTTTATTGATCCTGCTACTCCAAACAAAACGTTTGAAGCTACAGACATAGAAACAGGAGAAGTTCTTAAATACCCTGCAGGTCACGAGAAAGCAGGTAAGGCATTATTTAAACGTAGGTTTATACCTGCACGACTATCTGATAATCCATATCTATCTAAACAAGGTGACTACGAGGCAATGCTACTGTCACTACCAGAACAACAACGTAGGCAACTACTAGAAGGTGACTGGGATATAAAAGAAGGTGCAGCCTTTACTGAGTTTGATAGAAACATACATGTAGTTGAACCATTTAAGATACCAAGTAACTGGGTTAAGTTTAGAGCATGTGACTACGGATATGGAAGTAAATCAGGAGTTGTGTGGTTTGCTGTAGCACCTGATGAACAACTAATAGTTTATAGAGAACTATACGTAAGTAAAGTACTAGCTACCGATCTTGCAGATATGGTTCTTGACTTAGAAGCAGAAGATGGGAATATTAAGTATGGAGTATTGGATAGCTCTTTATGGCATAAACGTGGCGATACAGGTCCAAGCCTTGCGGAGCAGATGGTAAGTAGAGGATGCAGGTGGCGTCCTTCAGATAGATCAAAAGGTTCTCGTGTAGCAGGTAAGAACGAAATACATAGACGATTACAAGTAGATGAGTTTACAGAAAATCCAAGACTAGTGTTCTTTAACAACTGTACAAATATGATTTCTCAACTACCTGCAATACCTTTAGATAAAAAAAATCCAGAAGATATTGATACACACTCAGAAGACCACTTGTATGATGCGTTAAGATATGGTATAATGTCACGACCAAGGTTTAGTGTATTCGACTATGATCCGCATGGAACTACCTCAATGGGTATGCGAGTAGCAGATGCAACATTTGGATATTAAGGAAAAAATAAATGGCAGAAGAAAACGACATATTTATTGAAGACGATTCAATTGCACTAGAGGATACAGATAACTCTGTTGAGGAAGATGCAGATACTTCTAAAATTATTCCGTTTATTATGGAACGTTACAATAGGTCTGAGGATTATCGTAGACAAGATGAAGAACGTTGGTTAAAATCATACAGAAACTATAGGGGTATATACGGACCAGATGTACAATTCACTGAGGCAGAAAAATCTAGGATATTTATTAAGGTTACTAAGACAAAAACTTTGGCAGCATATGGACAAATCGTTGATGTACTTTTTGCTAATAATCGTTTTCCTTTATCAATAGAACCTACCGAATTACCAGATGGTGTAGTTGCAGATGTAAGTTTTGATCCTGCTGAACCAGAGCAGATGCGTGAAAATGGTTTAGACAAAGAAGTTAACCCATATGGTTTTAAAGGTGACGGTAAAGAATTTCCTGCAGGTGCTACACTTAAAACATTAAATGAAATGCTTGGTCCTATTAAGGATAAGTTTGAGGGTATTGATAATGTTAAAGAAGGTGTAGGCAAAACACCTACAGCTATTACATTTAGTCCTGCAATGATTGCAGCAAAGAAGATGCAAAAGAAAATACAGGATCAACTAGAAGAGTCCTCTGCATCTAAACACCTACGAAGCACTGCTTTTGAAATGGCACTGTTTGGTACAGGTGTAATGAAAGGACCATTTGCTGTAGATAAAGAGTATCCTAACTGGGATGAAGAAGGTGAATACAATCCTGTAATGAAAACAATACCACAGGTATCTCATGTATCTGTGTGGAACTTTTACCCTGACCCAGATGCAAACAGCATGGACGAAGCACAGTATGTAATTGAACGTCACAAACTTTCTCGTACACAAATTAGAGCATTAAAGAAACGTCCATACTTTCGTAGTTCAGTTATTGATGAAGCTATATCACTTGGTGAGAACTACGACAAACAATACTGGGAAGATGATCTATCTGACTATGCACCAGAACACGGTGTAGAAAGATTTGAAGTACTAGAGTATTGGGGTATGTGTGACGTTGAGATGCTTGAAGATCAAGGCGTAGATATTCCAGATGAACTATCTGCATTTGATGAACTACAGGCAAACGTATGGATTTGTAATGGTAAACTAATCCGTATGGTTCTTAATCCATTTAAACCTGCTCGTATTCCATATCAAGCTGTACCATATGAACTAAACCCATACTCATTCTTTGGTGTAGGTATTGCTGAGAACATGGACGATACACAGACATTGATGAATGGTTTCATGCGAATGGCTGTAGATAATGCTGTACTGTCAGGAAACTTGTTGATAGAGGTAGATGAAACTAACTTAGTTCCAGGACAAGACCTATCAGTATATCCAGGCAAAGTGTTTAGGAGACAAGGTGGAGCACCAGGACAGGCTATCTTTGGTACTAAGTTTCCAAACGTTGCAGGTGAGAACTTACAACTATTTGACAAGGCACGAGTACTAGCAGATGAGTCTACTGGCTTTCCTTCCTTTGCACATGGGCAAACAGGTGTATCTGGTATAGGTAGAACTGCTAGTGGTATTAGTATGCTTATGGGTGCAGCTAGTGGCGGCATTAAGAATGTAATTAAAAATATAGATGACTACTTACTACGTCCTCTTGGTGAAGGACTGTTTAGATTTAATATGCAGTTTGACTTTGACCCAGAGATGCGTGGTGACTTAGAAGTTAAAGCACGTGGTACTGAATCACTGATGGCTAACGAAGTACGTAGCCAACGACTAATGCAATTCTTGCAAGTGTCTTCCAACCCTGCACTTGCACCATTTGCTAAGTTCCAATATATTATTAGAGAGATTGCAAAGTCTCTTGACCTTGACCCTGACAAAGTAACCAACAATATGGACGAAGCTGCACTGCAAGCAGAGCTTATGAAAGGTATGCAAGCACAACAGCCGACACCAGAGGGAGCACCTGCAGGGGCTGACCCAATGGATACATCAGGAGCAGGTGGTGGTAACATAGGCGTAGGCCAAGCACCACTACCACAGGAACAAGGATTTACAGGTAATGCAGGACAGGGAGCACCTCAACAAGCTCAAGGCGTTGGTCAGCAACCAAGCCCAGTGGCATAAGTTTGAAGAATACTTAGACACTTTAGTTAATCAACAACACAGAGTAATGGAGCAGTCTGATAATATCGTAGCAGTGCATAGAGCACAAGGTGCAATATATCAGTTGCGTAGGCTTAAACTATTAAGAGATGAAGTATTAAAGGCACAATAACATGGGTATATTAACTAAAGGCATAAAAAAAGCTATAGAAAGCCAAACCCCTAAAACAAAACCTAAAAAAGAAATTAGTCCTTTAGTTAAGCAAACCGAAGATATGCTTGTAACTCAAGATCAAATACCAGAACAAACAGATTATTTTGGTAGAAAAACAGATGATTATGAAGAGGTAATAGGTCGATTATATTCTCCTGTATACTCTGCTATAGAAAATATGCCTATAGGTAAAGGGGGAACTAAAGGAGAAAATATTAATGCGTATTTACAAAAACGAGCACCTAATGTAGATAAAGCAGAGTTACAATCTTTTAATATTAATCTTGACCCTAAACGTTTATACACTAGAGAAGAAGTTTTAAATTTAGCAAAACAAGAAGGTTCATCAGACTACACTATAGAAAAACAAAAATATACAGAGTATGAAGATACACAAAGACAAAGAGTTATGGATGCAGAAGAAGACTATGTTGAATTAACTGTAGAAGGTAAACAAGAATATACAGTCGGAGCATCAAGTGTTCACTTAGGAAGAAAAAGTAACTTAGGTCATACACGTTCTTCTATTAGACGTGAAGCTCCTACTCGTATACAACAAAAAATAGTAGATAGACCTCGTTACCTTTTAATTGAAGAAATACAAAGTGATTTAACAAAAGACAGAGAAAAAGATGGATATTTAAAAGAAGATTTTTTTGAAACTGATGAGGGTGATTATGATCTTCAATTAGAAACGCCTTTTAATAATATGTCGATTACAGAAGAAGATTTTAATGTTGATCTAAGTTTTAAGTTAAGAGATTCCGTTCAAAAATTTGTCTATGAAAAATTTTCTCCTTATAATGTTAATAATGTAGATGATGTTAAAAAAATTAATGAGGATGAAACTTATGTAGGTTTATTAAAAGACGAAGTTAAAAAAATAACAGGTAAAGAACCTGTAGGTGATACAGTTATTAAAGTTGCTAAAAATGCTTTTGTAGATAATACAGATTTTGCACGTGTTGAACGTGCTGCTTATTTAGATCCTAACATTAAATATGAATCTAGTGATTTGCAAGAATTATATAATGATGAGATTGACGAAGAATTTGATAGTATATTAAAGAATTTAAATGAACTATATTCACGTAAAAAAAGTACACCAGACGATGTTAAAAAATTACCTGTGGCTAGTAGGTCAGATTATGTAAAACGATTGTTATTAGCAAATATTGCATATGCAAAACGTAATGGTATTGATAAAATTGTTATTCCTAGTCCTGCAGAAATTGCAAAAGAAAGAATAGATGGTTTTGATATTGTATTAAGTGGTGATGAACAATTATTTAAAGTATATGAAGAGGCCAGTAAGAAAAAAGGTTTTGATAAAAATAAATTTGCTGCAGATCATTATGAAAAAATATTTAAACCTTTATATCAAGACGCAGTAACAAAAGTTTTAAATAGCCTTAAATCCGAGACTAAAGGTAAAATTAAATATGGTACAAAAGAATTAAAATATAGAGGTCCATATAAAGAAGATGCACAAGGAAGATTAACAAATACACGACTACCATATAAAGCTAATGCAATTGAAATAGACATAACAGATTTTGAGTTTAATCCTGAAGCACAAGGTCTACGATTTAACGAGGGTGGAGCAGTACCTATGCAAGAACAAATGAAAGTATTTAACGAAGGTGGTTTAAAAGATGAGGGTGGTTCTGTAGACCCTATATCTGGAAACGATGTGCCTATAGGATCTACTCAAGAAGAAGTCAGAGATGATGTACCTGCCATGTTAAGTGAAGGTGAATTTGTTTTTCCTGCTGACGTTGTAAGATATGTAGGTCTTAGTACACTTATGCAACTTAGACAAGATGCAAAGATGGGTTTAAAACAAATGGAAGCTATGGGTCAAATGGGTAACAGTGAAGAAGCTACACTTCCTGATGATATGCCATTTGATATGGCAGATTTAGTTATTGTTGAAGGTACAGACGAGCCAAAAGAAATGGCACAGGGTGGGGTTATACAAGCACAAACAGGAACGTTTGTAACTCCTACATTTGATCCTGAAGATAAAGACATGAGGCCATATACAAATGATGGTGGTAAGACTGTTCGATATATTCCGTTCTTAAACAATTCACCTGTATATCCTATACCTAGTGGGTATGTTCCATTAGATCAAGCTACTGCTGCACCAGAAGAAACACCAGAAGAAGTTGCACTTGAGCAAGGTGGCGGTGGAGGTGGTGGAAGTAGACCACCAGAACCATCTGAGTTTCAAAAAGCAGGTGGATGGGATATGGACTTTGGTGATCCACCCGATCCTAAAAAAGTAGAACTTTGGGTTAAAGAGTCTGAAAAAGTATCAACAGTAGGTAATATTGCAACAGGCATACTTACTGCAATTAATCCTGCAGCAGGTCTTCTTACACACATAGGTACTAAAGCAAATAAAAAAGGCGTATTAGATAATGCTCAAACTGTTCTTGCATTAGCAAGTGACGATCAAGTAAAACGTATTAATAATGTTACTGAACGATTGACAGACCCAGAACGTAAAGGCATACTATCAAAAGCTTTAAATAGTGTTATTGATGGATTTAGTAACATATTTAAATCGGAAGAAGAAAGAAATGCAGTTAAAGTACATACAAGTAATGACGCAGGTATTGATCCTAACATATCAGAGGATGAGTTAAAACAACGTCATAGTATAGCTAAGTCAATGTTAGAGAAGACGGTAAATTCTCAAAATGTAAACAGAATTACAAATCTTTTAGCTATAACACCTAATGTTGATTCTACATTAGCAGGAGATATAGATGAAGCAGTTACTACTGTTACACCATCTGTAGATGAGTCTGATGCTATGAATATGGTAGACGAAAAGGCAACACCATTTGTAGATGAGTCTGCTATGAATATGGTAGATGAAAGTACATCACGTTCTATATTATCTCCTACAGAACAGGCAATAGAAGATGCAAGAAAACGTAAACAGGTAAATATAGATACTTTATCTCCTACAGAAAAAGCATTAGAAGCTGCACGTAACAAAGAAAAAATTATAACAGATCCAAGTGATACTTCTCAAATGTTAGAACCACCACAACGATTTGAAAATACAGCAGGTCAAATGCAATCTTTACAATTTGAAAAAGACTCACTCCCAGGTTTAACACAAATACAATCTGGTATTGCATCGGCAAGAGAAGCACTTGCTCCAACTGAAACAGGATCATCTCAACTTTATCAAGATTTATCCAGTGGTCTTGGTAATCAACTAAATAGAGCATCAGAGATATATCAAAATTTAACAGATGGTCTTTTTAGTACATTTGAGTCACAGAATCCTATGGGTGATAATGAATTTAAAGCATCTACTAGCATTTCTGATTTGGGTACAGGTGAACTACCTAAAGCAAGTGATATAGAAAGTTATCTATCTAGTGTAAGTGATGACAAGCCTAAGAAAGATACAAGTGCTAAAGATAGAAGAGATAGAAGAAAACGTCAAAAAAATATGAGAAAAGCTGCGTCAAAGGCATTAGATACTTTTAGCAGAAAAGAATATGAAACTGTAAAAGACATTGATGATTCAAAACGACTTTCTAATGCATTTAAAAATTCAAAGGCAGTTAAAGAAAAATTAAAACAACAAGAAAAAGGTATAATAACAGGTTTTGCTAAAGGTGGATTAGCAAGTCGTAAGAAAAAATAACTATCCACCAATATGACTAGCTACCCATCCCCCATCCAACATGGCTACGGTGGCCCTAGTGAAAGGACAGATAATGTCAGAACAACAAATCATGGCTGAAGAAATGCAGTCACCTAAGAAAGTAGCATTTGCAAATCGCAAGTATACTAACGAAGAACGAGTTAAAAAAGAAGAAGAAGAACTAGAGCAATTAATTGCTGAACAAAAAGGTGAGGCAGAAGAGGTTGAAGAACCTAAAGAAGCTGAACCTAAAAATGCTGAAGAACGTAGTTTTAAGAAACGTTACGGTGATCTACGTAGGCATCAGCAAACAAAAGAAAAAGAATACGAAGATCGTATAAATGCACTTGAGCAACAACTTGGTGAAGCAACTAAGGCAGAGTTTAAACTACCAAAGTCAGATGATGACTTAGATAAATGGGCTTCAACATATCCAGACGTAGCAGCTATTGTAGAAACAATTGCAATCAAAAAAGCAAAAGAACAATCTGCAGATTTGGAAAAACGAGTACAAGTTATTGATGAGATGCGTGAAACAGCAGCACGTGAGAAAGCTGAAGCAGAGTTAATTAAAATACACCCTGACTTTAGTGAGATACGTGACAGTGATGATTTCCATGAGTGGGCAGACGAACAGCCTAAGTGGGTACAAGATGCACTGTATGAGAATGACCAAGATGCAAAGTCTGCTGCTCGTGCAATTGATCTTTATAAGTCTGATCGTGGCATTAGTAAAAAGAAAAGTGCCACATCAAAAGATGCTGCACGTTCCGTAGGTACACGGAATGAACGTAGTAAACCTCAGTCTGACGCATCGGGAAATGCAGTCAGAGAGTCTGATGTACAAAAAATGTCTGCAGTCGAATACGAGAAAAAATCGGATGAGATTATGGAAGCTATTCGTACAGGCAACTTTATTTACGATTTATCTGGGTCAGCTAGATAAAAAGTATTGACATTATAGTTATTTATGATATAACTATATATATGATAGTTTAACGCAGCCCCACTATGGATACCTGCGTTATCTATATCCCCAAGCAAACAACAGTGGCTTACGGACTTACCTAGTAAATCATGGCCCATAAATACAACACAAAGGCCAAGTGTTGTAAATATGCACCCTACGATGTCTAGCCTCCAATCAAGTATCTGTGTGTTTCGCATCTGTTACTGCTAATATAAGGAGAAACCATAATGGCGTTTTCATCAGCAGCAGGTCACGGCAATTTACCTAACGGCAATTTTAGCCCAGTGATCTATTCCAAACAGGTGCAACTTGCTTTCCGCAAGGCATCTGTTGTTGAAGCTATCACCAACTCTGATTATTTTGGAGAGATAGCCCAAATGGGTGATTCAGTAAAAATTATTAAAGAACCTGAAATCACCGTGAAATCATATGCACGTGGTACGACCATCACACCACAAGATTTAGACGATGAAGATTTTTCATTGACTATTGATAAAGCCAACTACTTTGCTTTTAAGGTTGACGATATAGAAGAGGCCCATAGCCACGTAAATTTCCAAAGCCTTGCAAGTGATCGTGCTGCATATAGACTATCAGACCAGTTTGACCAAGATGTACTTGGTTATCTATCTGGTTTTAAACAATCTGCAATACATGGTAATGCTAATACTGCCAACACAACTACTAACGGTAGTGTTGCTGTATCAACTGCAGGTTCTGACGAATTGCTTACCTCAATGAAGTTAGACGGTTCTGACTTTAATGCAGGTTCAGGCGGCTCA